TTCAAGCGCGACATTGCTGATGTGATTGATGACCTGGCCGATAAGGGCATGGTCAAGATTGGTGAGCGCAAGGTTAAGAGACGCCGCGTGTACAAAACGCTGCTCACACAGGCCGCCATCCTGAAAGACCGTGAGCTGATTGCCGGTGAGCACATCCCAATCGTGCCGGTATTTGGTGAGTGGTCATTTGCCGGTGATAAAGAGGTCTATGAGGGCGTTGTCAGGCTGACTAAAGACGGCCAGCGCCTGCGCAACATGATCATGAGCTTCAACGCGGATATTGTTGCCCGGACACCAAAGAAAAAGCCGTTCTTTTTCCCAGAGCAAATTGCCGGCTTTGAGCACATGTACAACGGCAACGACGATTATCCCTATTACCTGCTCAATCGCACCGATGAGAACAATGGAGACCTGCCGCTTCAACCGCTGACCTATTACGAAAACCCTGAGGTTCCGCAGGCCAATGCCTACATGCTGGAAGCTGCAACGGGCGCAGTGAAAGAGGTGGCGGACGTGGGTGTCGATGCGGCTGCGGCAGGCGGACAGGTAGCGTTCGATACCGTTAACCAGTTGAACATGCGCTCTGACCTTGAGACGTATGTCTTCATGGATAACCTCGCCACTGCGATGCGCCGTGATGGGGAAATCTATGCGGCGATGGTCAACGATATCTACGACGTGCCGCGCAACGTTGCTATGACGCTTGAAGATGGCAGTGAGAAAGAAGTGCAACTGCTTACCCAGGCTGTGGATTACCAGTCAGGGCGCGTTGTCACGTTGAATGACATTCGTGGCCGCTATGAGACCTATACCGATGTGGGCCCGTCTTACCAGTCGATGAAAAGTCAGAACCGCTCTGAGATTCTCGACCTGCTCTCCAAGGTTCCTCAAGGGACGCCAGAGTTTCAGATGCTCCTGCTCCAATACTTCACGCTGCTTGACGGTAAAGGCGTCGAGATGATGCGTGAGTATGCAAGTAAGCAACTGGTCACGATGGGTCTCAAGAAGCCAGAGACGCCGGAAGAAGAACAGTGGCTGGCTCAAGCTCAGCAGGCACAGCAAGGCCAGCAAGACCCGAACATGCTCATTGCGCAGGCTCAGATTGTCGCTGCTCAGGCAGAGGCAGAACGCGCCCGCAACGAGACTGCACAGACCCAAATCAAAGCATTCACCGCTCAGCAAGATGCGCAGGAATCACAGGCCAACACTATCTGGAAGCTGGCTCAGGCCAGAAACATAGACAGCAAGGCTGTGATGGATGCCATTAAGTTGCTGAACGAGGTTGCCAGCCGGCAACAACAAAATATCCCTTCCGCCAACCCTGGCGAGATTCCTCGAACCATGTGAGAGAGCTAAACAACATGAGCGATACCACCGAAATTCAGGCAACTGAAGAACAAACCCTGCCCGGCGATCAGACTGCGGCATCAGCTGATGGTCAGGTTGACGGTAATGCCACCGCAACCGAAGGGCATGATGAAGGCTTCGACATTGTCCTGAACGACGATGAGACCAAACCGAAGCAAGACCACGACACCAACGCCAAATTTGCAGCCCGCCGCATTGCGCGTAAGCGTCAGCGTGAGCTGGAAGAGCAAATGGAAGCGGTGAAGCGTGGCGAGCTTCCCGAAAACCTGCGGGTGAATCCTGAGTTGCCGAAGCAGCCGGATGTGAACGACTTCCTGTCTGATGAAGCGCTGTCCCGTTACGACTACGACACCAACCGCGCACTGGCCGCATTCAATGCCGCCCAGTCCGATTGGCAAGTGAAGGCTCTGGACGCACGTAGTAGTGCCGTTGCAGAGCAGGGGCGCAAGACTCAGGACTTTACCCGCCAATCCACTCAGCATGTCGAGGCGGCTCGTAAGCATTATGACGCCGCTGAAAAGCTCAACCTGCCTGACTATCAGGAGAAAGAGGATGCATTCCGCGAACTGGTTCCGGCCGGTGTGGATGTCGGCATCATGCAACTCTTCCCTGAGAAGTCTGCAGCGCTGATTTACCACCTGGGCTCTAACCCAGAGAAAGTCCGGCAGCTGATGTCGATGAATGACCAACAGGCGCTGATTGAATTAGCCCGCCTGTCAGACCGTTTAACTCTCAAGCCACGCGGCAAGCAAGTGTCCTCAGCCCCTCCGGTAGATGAGCCGGTGCAGGGCAGCGTCGTTGCAGCCAATGTCTCCGCACTGCAAAAGCAGATGGAGAAGGCCGCAGCGAAGGGTGACACAGAAACTTACCGCAAATTAAAAGCACAGCTTAAAGGAATCTAACCATGGCATTATCCGAAGGCCAACTGATCACCTACGCAATCGACGAAGTGATCGAAACCATCCAGAACCTCACCCCAATGGCAGAGCGTGTTGAGAAATACACGCCAGCAGGGGCATCCATGCAGCGCTCAGGCAATACCGTCTGGATGCCGCTGGAGCAGGAAGCACCGACCCAACGCGGGTGGGATTTGACCGACAAAGAGACCGATATCCTCGAACTGTCCGTCAAAGTGAACATGAACGACCCGGACAACGACTTCTTTGCGCTCCGTGCCGACGATGTTCGTGACGAAACTTCGTACCGTCGCCGCATCCAGGCATCCGCCAAGAAACTGGCGAACAACGTCGAAACGGAAATCGCCCGTCAGGCCGCTGAGATGGGTTCACTGGTTGTTACCAGCACCGGCCCCATCGGCAACGCCAACACCGGCTGGGATTTCATCTCTGAAGCCGAATCACTGATGTTTGCCCGCGAACTCAACCGCGATGCTGGCCTGTCGTTCTTCTTCAACGCCAACGACTACCGTGGGGCAGGACGTGATCTGGCTGGCAAAGACTTCTACGGCCGCGTCCAGGATGACGCTTACACCAAAGGTGTGCTGCAGAAGCAGGTCGCCGGCTTCAACGATGTGCTGCGTTCTCCGAAGCTCCCGACTCTGGTCGCCTCCACTGCAACTGGCGTTACCGTCAGCGGTGCGCAGAAGTTCAAGCCGGAAGCGTGGCGTCTGGACAATGACGGCAACAAAGAGAACGTCGATAACCGCTTCGCGACCGTGGCTGTAAGCTCCGGCACCGGCTTCAAGCGCGGTGACAAGATCTCCTTTGCTGGCGTGAAATTCCTGTCGCAGATGGCGAAGAACGTACTGGTACAGGACGCAACCTTCTCTGTGGTGGCGGTGAACGGCGACAACCTGACCATTACGCCGAAGCCGGTCGCGCTGGATGACACGACCCTGACCGCTGAGCAGCGTGCTTATGCCAACGTGAATACCTCGCTGGCTGCCGGCGCTGCGATCAACGTGCTGAACACAGACACCGCACCGACCAACGTGTTCTGGGCTGATGACTCTATCCGTCTGCTGTCCCAGCCGATCCCGCTCGACCACGACCTGTTCTCCGGCATGAAGTCCCAAAGCTTCAGCGTGCCGGGCACCGGCCTGAACGGGGTGATCGCCTTCCAGGGTGATATCGACATCCTCGGCGGCAAATGCCGTATCGCGCTGTGGTACGCGGCAACCGCCGTGCGCCCGGAAGCAATCGGCGTCGGCCTGGCTAACCAAGACGTAGCCACCGCCATCGAAGGCTGATGATAAGGGGCTTCGGCCCCTTTCTTACTGGAGATAACCATGAGCGTAATGCTTTACAAAGAAGGCCGTGGCACAAGGGTATGGGGCAAGGAGTATCAGACGAAAGTTGTCAGTGACTCCGATGTCGCCGAATACCTTGCGGCCGGATGGCATAAGCATCCTGATGATGTGGCCGCTGCTGAAGTAAAGGCGGAGCCGGTTAAACGCACCCGCAAAACCAAGGCGGAAAGCGATGAATCTGACGACAAAGGGTGATTTGGTTAATGCAGCGCTGCGCAAGCTTGGCATTGCCTCGGACGCAACGCTCACAGACGTAGAGCCACAATCAACACAGGACGCCGTTCAAGACCTCGAAATGATGATGGCTGAGTGGTTCCAAGATGGCGCCGGCATTGATGCGGGCTACAGCTTTGCGGCAGACAACGTTTATCCGGATGGCAGCGACGCCCATGGCATGAAACCGCAATCGGTAAGCGCCGTGGTCCATAACCTAGCAGTTCGCATCGCGCCTGATTATGCGGTTGAACCGGCTGGGAAGGTGGTTGCTACTGCACGGAACGGCAAAGAGCTTCTCTACAAGAAATCTGCATTAAGCCGCGCCTCAAAAGCCGGGAGGGGCGGATACCCCAACCGTATGCCTGTGGGTTCCGGTAACAGGGGCGTGATGCTGAATAGCTGGAACTACTTCCACAGACAGGAAACCGACGATGCCGATAACACAACTTCCGCTGATGAAGGGAACGGGTAAAGATCACGGCAACGCGGACTATATCGACCTGCTTCCCGTCAATATGCTGGCGACCCCCAAAGAAGTCCTGAATGCTTCCGGCTATTTGCGCTCCTTTCCAGGCGTGATGAAGCGTAGCGATGTAAGCGGTGTATCACGTGGTGTGCAGTACAACACCGCTCAAAACGCCGTATATCGCGTATTGGGAGGCAAGCTGTATAACGGCCAAAAAGCTGTGGCTAATGTGGCAGGTAGTGAGCGTATCAGCATGGCGTACAGCGCCACTAGCCAGGCAGTTGCGGTAAATGGTGAGCTGAAGCTTTACCGGTATGACGGGGCTGTTAAAACCCTATCGAACTGGGGCATTGATGATTACACGCAATATGACATCGGCGCGGTGCGGGATGTTTGCCGGCTGCGCGGCCGCTATATCTGGGTGAAGGATGGCACTGACAGCTTTGGGATAACAGACCTTGAGGATGAATCCCACCCCGACCGTTACCGGCCGTTTTACCTAGCTGAATCGCAACCAGATGGCATCCAGGGCTGCGGCGTTTGGCGTGATTTCGTGGTGATGTTTGGCACCTCTACCATCGAATATTTTTCACTGACAGGCGCTACTGATACCTCTGCGGCCATCTATGTTGCTCAGCCATCGCTGATGGTCAGCAAAGGCATTGCCGGCACCTATTGCAAAACTCCGTTTGCAGACAATTACGCCTTTATCAGCCATCCGGCGACCGGTGCTCCTTCTGTGTATGTGATCAGCTCAGGGCAGGTTACGCCGCTGGCTTCATCCTCGGTCGAAAAGGTGCTTCGCGGTTACTCTGCCGCTGAACTTGCAACCGGTGTAATGGAGTCCGTGCGTTTCGATTCACATGAGCTGCTGATCATCCACCTTGCCCGGCATGTTCTCTGCTACGACGCGTCAGCTTCTCAAAGTGGGCCACAATGGACAATCCTGAAGTCCGGGCTGGCTGATGACGTACACCGCGCTATCGACTTCATGTATGAAGGCAACGAGATAACCGTGGGTGACAAGCTGGAAGGCATCACCGGCACGCTCACTTTCAATGCATCTGCTCAGTACGATGAGCAGGCCGAGCACCTGCTATACACACCGCTTTTTAAGGCCGATAACAGTCGGGTTTTTGACTTCGAGTTAGAGGCTGCCACAGGCATTTCACAGGAAGCGGAGAAGCTTTTCATCTCCGCCACCGCAGATGGCCTCAACTACGGGCGTGAGCAGATGTTGTCATCGAATGAGCCTTTCATTTATGACAAACGCGTTCTGTGGCGGCGTATTGGCCGCATCCGGAAGAATATCGGCTTTAAAGTGCGCATAGTGACGCGGTCACCGGTTACGTTGTCCGGCGCATCGGTGAGGGTCGAATAATGGCAGAGAAGGCATTAAACCAGCCTGTCACTATTCAGGCTACACGGCTGGATGCAACGGTGCTGCCTGCAGGATTCAGTCAGGCATTCCTGTTGTACTTAATTCAGCAGGGTCAGGATTTCGGGAATGTTGCCAGCAAAGCGAACGAGGCCGGGCAGGGCGCTTATGATGCTCAGGAGCAGAACGAAGAGCAGGACTTGAAGATAGCTGACCATGAGCAAAGGCTTGAGCAGAATGAGGTAACGCTGCAAGACCATGAGCAGCGTATCTCTGGCGCTGAGCTGACCATAGCCGATCATGAGCAGCGCATAGCCAAGAATGAAGAGGATATTACCGCCCTCACTGGCAGGGTGGACACGGCTGAGCAGGGGATTGCAGAACTCGGCGCTGAGCAGGCCTCATTAACTGAGCGTGTCACTCAGGCTGAGGCAGATATCGACGGCCTGCAGAGTGATTCAGTCTCAAAAAGCGACGCAGGTCTCCAGGTCATATCCTCCCCCATCAGCGTATCCAGCTCTTATTCGGTAAACGGCACAAAGGTAGTGGGTGAGCGCGTCACCGGGTTTACCGCCGCAACAGGTACAGCACTCAAAGGTGCGTTTGATGCCGGCACAACATTCACAGTCAGCCCCACATACACCCAGACAGAGGTGCAGGCACTTGCTACAGCATTGGTTGCCGCCCGGCAGCGCATAAA